CCCGCCAATAACCAACCGACAACGGGCGTTTCTGCTGCGGAAGCTACGCCGCTAACTACTGCTTCGGTCTGTTTCGCAGTTATTAACGATTGAATAGCCGGAATAGCTTGCGCAATACTGGATATAACATTTGCGCCCCATTGAAGATACGCCGCCGCACTTTCATTGGTTATTCCAGATAAAGACCCCATAATACTACCAACTGCAGATAGAGATTCGGCATACCTTTCATTCATGTCTATATCTTCTTTTTTAAAAAGTGGATCATATTTCGGCAACTTTAAGTTTTTACCTTCTTTCCCATGAGTAGGAACTTTATCTTTATACGTTGGTTTTACCGGAAGAGACAAAGCGCCGTCTTTCATTTCACCATGAGCACTTTTGAACGTTTCTTGCTCTACAACAAACTTTAAACTTATCCTCTTTGATTCAAGTTCATTAATTGTTGCTTGAATGGCGGAACGCGCTTGCATGTCTGTTTCAGCAATAAGTTTTTTATTTTGCTCTGCGATTTGCGTGTCATACCAAGCGATAGAGCCCTTTTTCGGTTCTTCCTTTGGCGTTTTACCGCCTATTCCTGACTGTGAAGCACGGTTCGCCGCTTTCGTCATACTAGATAAATTCCGTCCCGCCGCCTCTGCCGCCGTTGCAACGTTTATTAAATTCTGCAACCATTCATCACTCTTCTTTACTAAAATCGCGTTATATTGTATTGCATCCTGATACTTCGATAACATCGGGCTTATTGCCTTACTCAATGCATTTGTATCTGTTGTTGTAACCGTGTGCACATTCATTCCAGAACCCACCGTTTCGTAAGTTGTGAATTTGGCTTTTAAACGATCGTATTCATCTACGAAGTCTTTATACTGTTTCGCTAATTGTGCCTTTTGTTTATCGCCTACCGAAGATACATCTAATCTCAACACTTTATCTATATCTATTGCCGAAACATCTACGCCGTCAAGTCCTATTGCCGCCTTTACCATTGCTTGTAATGCGTTTTGACTTCTTTGTTTATATTGTCCTACGATTTCCTCTTGGTCTTTCAGCGTCTTGTCTAATAGTTCCCTAGCTGCTTTCTTTTGCTCTTCCGTTGAATCCTTATCTTTTAAGATAGTTATTTGTTCTTGTATGGTTGCTTGATTCTTTGCATCAAAATAAGAGAATGACATCTTTGTATTTCCTAATTGATCCATCGCGTTGTATGCTTCGCGTGCTAGACGTATAGTTTCGGTTAACCCGTTCATGAACGGCGTCCAGTCTCCACTACCGATAGAGTAGAAAAATTGCTCTACGCCACCTTTTAAGCCGTCCATAGTACGGGCATATTCATCTCCTAGCGTCTGACTGCTATTCATTACTTTATTGAAACCCTCCGAGGCAGTTACGGCAATACCAAGAACCCCGGCGAACTTCATAACTCCCGATACTGCAACGCCAGACATCTTAGAAATGTCGCTTTGAAACCCGTTTACATTCTTCTTCGACTTATTTAGATTTGCGTCAAAGTCATTCGTTTTAAGCAATAATCTTGTTACTATATCAGACATCTTTATGCGTGTTTAATTGTGATTCTACTTCTTTTGCTTTAGCTCGTAATCGTTGCATCTCTTCGTCCGTTACGCTCGTATCTTTCTTTTCTTCTTCATCCCACGGGAACCGGAGTATATCGGTTTGCTTTAGCGTCTTTGTGCTATTAGATTGCGCTATAATGAAACCTAACAATCTAGTTTGTTCCCACGCTTCCCGATTGCGTCGATTCAATCCGTCTATAAACGATTCAACCTCGATAAAGTCCATTTTATCGAGGAAGTAATCGGGAGCGATCCCGCCCTCACCGACAACACGCGAATAGAGTTCGCGAATACTTACTGCTTTCGTTTCCGTGTCGTCACCTTCTTTTTTTTTACGTCATTTCCCGCCGATTGCGAACGTAGTTTGATTTCATCCAAAATAAACTCTTTGAATTGTTCGAATAGAGTCAAATCATTTTCGCACAATTCTATAAACTCGTCAAATTCCATATTAAACGAATCCTTATTACTAGCAATCAGGAACGAATAAAACAAAATGTATTCATCTAATAATTTCCCGAACTGAAACGGATAGCCAGATATAGATTCGAACACAAAGAACGCACGAAGCGTATATTTCAAAGAGAAATCTTTTCCGTTAAGTGATATTATTTTCATTGAATAAGTCGTTTAGAGGGCGGCAAAACACCGCCCGTAAGTTATTTACTAGCTGCTTCCTTTGCAAGCGGTCCGGTTCCTTCGAAACTGATTGATAGTGTTGCTTTGTCTCCATCCGGCGCATTCGCTTCTAGCGAAGTGATAACCGCACTACCTGTATATGCACCTTCCGCTAGCGTCCATCCGGCGGCGGGCATTTCGTTTACGTCAGGATTGCCAACAACGCCAAATTTCAGAACAACAGGTTTATGCGCCAAGAACAAAGCGAATAGTTTATCGTAGCTATTCGCATCTGCATCCGCGCTAAATACGTTTTCACTGGAAGCGTTCCAAGAAAGTTTTTTAATGTCCTTTTCCGTCCAGATACCCGAATCTTTACTTTGTGTGTCGATTGTTTCAGCCGAAAGCCCCAATTTGCAAGATGTGGCAAGTGCGATGGCTTTACCGTCGATGAATAACATTAGGTCTTTTCCTAACACAGATTTTGCTTTACTCATAATTTTATCGTGTTTTAGTTAATTATTCAGTTTTAAATGAGAATACGAGGCTTTGAATAAAAGTATCTTCTATAAAATCCTCATTCGCACTAATTAGTTTAGAATCGATCACATCGAAGTTATCATAACTTCCTCGTTTGTTTTCGAGTGATTTACGTACCTCTTCCGCGATTGTAACAGAGTTCAAATAGTTATCACTGGCGACAACGATCTCAACCGAAACTGTGTCACCCGTACCGTACCTATCTTTCGTATATTCCGGCGTTAAGGAGTTGCGTTTGTAGATCACAAACGGAAAAGATGTCTCCGTTTTGGTCGAGATAGCATATATTTTATCAGAAACCAATTTTGCCAACTCTGTAGAGTCGCTTAATCTCTTGTATACGTGTGCGCCTATTGATAAACTCATTTCTTTTTATTTGCTACTTTCATTATAGAATCAATTATATTTTTCTCTAGTGAGTTCTCTGCTTCTTTCTGCTTCGATTTGACCGCATTAGAAAAGAAGTGGGAAGCATTTATAATACCTCTATTCGCTCCTTTTTTGGTAGCTCGTTCTTTGGTTCCTGATTCAAACCATTTCAGCATATAGGCGCGTGATCCCTTTTTGCGTCGGTCGATCAGGTCGACCCGTGCGCCGGAAGCATTGCGATAAACTGCTATGTTTATTTCGTTCTTTAACGGTTTGAACGATACGCCATTCTTAGAACTGCTAAATTCCGCATCATTAACAGCAGAAACTAGATTTTCCTGTGCCTGTTTACGAATGATAAGAATCGACTTTCTAAGAGCGGAGGAAATTGCCTTCTTTGCTTCTTTATCGTTCAACCGTTTAAGTAGTTCGTTTACTCGCGTTGCATCCACTTCGACGCGATACAAGTTGCGCCCGGTGTAATTGTCGTTACTCATTGATTACCTCCGCTTCTATAACCGTTGCTTGTTGCTTCCGGTCGTGATTGATAGATAGAATCTTGTATTTCTGCCCGTCGTATTCGATCCTCATTTTAGCGTTGATCTCTTTACAGATGCGAATCATTATCGTATTAACGGTCGTATTATATATCTCGCCGTTCGCTTCTTTACGTGCACCCGACTTAAAGCGAATGTATGCGCGTTTATCGAATACTTTCACCCAACTTTCAGACGTGCCGCCCAGATTATCGCGCTTTGACTCGCTACGGTAAAAAGAGATCATTTCGTTTAATAATCCTGCTTGCATTACGTATATCGTTTTAAAGGTTGCAGTAATAGTTCTATGTGCCCCGGAATAACTTGCGGAGTGGCAAATGTTACCGATTCACGGTTTGCGTAGTAATTCGCTATAAGGATGCGGATCGCGTGCCAGATACGCCGATCTATTTTTGCGTCCTTAACGTAGGTATCTAGCGGATTATTTAGATACGATTCGATAAGAAGTTGAACGGGTTCGATAAGCCCGGTTATATACGCGTCGTCCGTGTCGAAGTCAACGTTTAAATGCTGTTTGAGTTCTTCGAGTGTTACGTATTGTGCCATATTGTATAAATTAGAAAGGGCTAGAGCCGAAGCCCCAGCCCTTTAGTGAATGATAGGTTATAGGATTAGGCAGAAGCTTTTTTCTTTGCGATGGCAAAGGCTTCCGGGCGAGCTACAACAATATCATAATCAGTATTCAACACAAAGTTTACGACATTACTTTTCGCTCCGGTATACGGGTCTATAACTAAATCCATATCGCCGAACTGACCGATAGCAGCGTTGGAGAATACACCGAATCCGATAGAATCGGCGTCCATGTAGTTAGTAACAAGAACCGGATAACCGTTCACCATACCATTTTGGCAGATCATTTCAGCAGCCCCCGCCGCTTTGGGAGTGGATTTCAAAGTACCATACACCTTTGGAGTGCAAACATAGGCGGCTGTACCGTCCGTAACATCTACGCCCGCATCCATGACAGTAGATTCAAGTGCAACAATATTCGCGAACGTCAATGCGGAAGTATATTCTACATCCGGTTTTGCCTTTACAAACACGCCGTTACTTGCACCAGACAACGCAGCCCCCGAAAACATCCATTTGTTCAAAGTACGGGCAACACCAAGCGAAATTTGTTTTAAAACTACGTCCTGCAAAGAGTAGTTCGTTTGGTTGATCGCACGCTTAGACACCGGGATAGAAATAGATACACGTTTGGGTGAAGCCTTGATTTTGTCGATATTCAATTCGGTATCGGTAACCGCAACGTTTTCACCCTGAATTGTTGCTTCAACAGCCGCCAATGTTGGGAAAACAAGGTCACCTACAAGCCCGCTTTGCATCTTGATACCTAGTTTATCAATAATCAAGCCTTTTTCTAACGGTTCAATGATTTCACCGATTGTAACAGGAACCATGCTAGCCGCATCGGTTGTATCTGTAACAGTCACCGCACGTTCTACAACTTTAATACCGCCTTCCGATACTACTCCGTTGTATTCTTCCAAAGAGCGATGATTAACGACGTCAAAAACAGCCTGTGAAAACAACACGCGACGGTCTGACACCAGTCCCGCGTTAATATCTTCAAGCGCACGGCGTTCGACTTTCATTTCCAAAAGTTCTTTCTTTGTTTTTAACTGCTCAAACTGCTCTTTCTCGCTTGCGTCGAGTGCTCTTTTTTCCGCTTCTGCTTTATCCAACATAGCGCGCATCTGCTCTTTGTATTGAGCAATAGTTTCAAATTCTTTTCTCATGTTTTAAATTGATTTGCGTAAATTATTAATTTCATTTAGATAGTCTTTATTCTCGCCGGACAACTCCGCTATCGTATCGTCCATACTCCGCACCGTTACGTCTGTACCATAAAAAGCAGGATCAACAACGGGAGATATATCGGAAATCCGATCAATCATGTGTACAGTACGAAGCAACAACCCGTCTTTCATTGAATAGGAAACTTTTGTTTTATCCTTTTCATTTAAAGCATACGCAAAAGACGAACCGAAAATATCACCGCGTTTAATCATTTCTACGGCGAAATCTCCATCGGGAGTACTAGGAGCCTCAAATCTGTATTTTAATCCGTAGTCGTCAAGTTCAAGCGACAAAGTTCCCGCACCACGATTAGAACGAGCTAACAATCTCTGTTTATTATGATCTAACAGAGCTTTAACATCACAACTACGCAATAACTCTTCCGTTATAGCTCCCTTTTCGATCACCTCAACAAAAGCGCGTTGTTTTTCCCTGTCGTACAATACACGGCTTTCTTGTCCGAATACAACCGCATAACCTTCGATTATTCTTCCATCTCCAACTTTAGGAGCACCTAACTCTGTATAACTTCGTATTTCCATATTTTGCAAATATCATTTTACTATATGTTTGTTTCTTCGTTTTTGGGTAGCTCTACTTTTTGACTAGCCGCCTCGATTGGTTGAACGTTGCAGGAGATAAACACTTTGTCGCCTCCTTCAACGGGCGGTTTTCCTAAAGCCCTACGAGTATCATTCGGGGAATGAGCTCCCATTTCTTCCAAAGCTTTATAATAGCTTGCTTGTGTCGTTAAATCGGTTTGATATAAGCATGACAAATCAAATGAAATACTATATAAGTGAGCGACTGAATTAGGAATCAGCTTGTAATTAAATTCAGCCTCGATTTGTTTCAATATTGGTTGCAGTGTATCAGTTAAAAAAGAAACATTGCTCATTTCAGAAGCTTTGTAATTAGTAGATTGTCCGGCAAATACTTTATCTGGGTGAACTCCGTAAAATCTACATATATCAAGAATACTGAATTTCTTTGTTTCCAATAACTGCGCATCAACCGGATTTATAGAAAGTTGATGAAATCCAACATCGCCGGGAACTGAAATAATGTCTCTTCCTGTGTTTAGTTGTTCCTCTATGCGATCTCCAACCGTAGAAAGTTGAATATCCGTCATACCTGCACCGGGCAACCCTTTATTTATCTCTTTTGCACCGGAAACAAGCCCCTTTATTTTACTTCCATTCTGAAAGGTTCGTAAATTCTGATTATCTGCACTCGCGGCTATGGAAAAGATACGGCTAGCGTACATTATTGTGCTTACTCCTGTATATCCCCCGTCCAAACTATTATTTTTAAGATGGATTATTTCGTAGGATTCAAAACGCCCATATATCCGGTTATATGGATCAGAAATAATATAAACATCATTCAATTTGTCATAGGTTACTGTATTATTTGCGCATAATACAAGTTCGCTAACACTGCCGAACTTTCGACGGATAACGATGTAGGCGTTTCCTTGATTTACGATTTGAACAACCATATTCCTAACCATTTCAAAACTATTCATTCGTCGGTTAGGCATACGGGTTAATATCGTATATAAATCGTTTTCCTCGTCTGGTGAGAAATATCCATCTTTTTTCCGTTTAATTATAAGCGGTAAAGACGCGATAGTCCCCGAAAGAATAGAAGTACATCTATATGCGGCTGAAAGTTTCATTGCTTGATTACTGTTATGCACATCTATTGGCTGACCGGGTAACGATGGTAATCGGGAGTTTATCGCCGCATCTTTATCCGTTGTGCTCATCTCTGCATTTAAGGCGCGTTTTTGCGTCTTTGAACGTCCCAATTCAAAATTAAAAGATAGTTTCATTATACCTCCATGTTATTAAATAAGTAGAATGTCATTAGGTTTGTTATAGTCGAATCAATCTTCGCGTTATGCGTTTTCTTGACTGGCTTCTTATTCATGTTCCGATCTTCGTCTAATACCGCATTACTAAAACAGTACGGCGTAATCGGATTAGGGCTAAAGGTGAGCTTACTCCGATACAAAGCAAGTTCAAAGGATTCGATAGGGCTTGTAAACGTTCCGTATGTCTGTTTAACAGGCTTAATATATTCACTCGCACCGCCTACGGAATAAGTAAGAAGATTCACAAATTCAGCCGATTTATAAGGATCATAGCCAACTCCCATAATTTGTAGATACTTTGCACGCGCAAGTATATCGTTTACTATTTGCTGATAGTCGATAATATCACCGTCACAAAGAATTAAATAGCCCGCTTTCGCCCAACCTTCGTAAAGTTCCCGATTCGGATGATCTTTCAAAGCTCCTTCCGGGAAATAGTAGTCCGTATGCGAATGAAAAGAGCCGCTTTCTTTCGAATAGATATTATAAGTAACCGAAGAGAAGTCGTCTCGAACGGACAAATCAACCGCCACCATCGTAAGCGGATAAGTACCAATATTTTCTATTCTAATATCTTTGAATCGTTCTTCGATCTGCTTTGCCTCAATCCATTTTGTTGTTTGGTCGGTAGTAAATACGTTAAGTAACTTTGTTCGAAACTCTAGCGCGTCCGGTGCGCTATATAAAGCCTTCTGGTATGCGTCGATATAGAAATCTTCATAAACAGTTATACCCATGTGTGGTTGCACTTTACGCCACGTTGCCGGATCGCCTTCCTCGTCGTCTACGTCTGGCTCAAAGATGTGTGCAAATATGGAATCATTTTCAATCTCACCTCGTAGGATCGATTTATACATTTTGAGCATTTCGACGAATGGAGCCGTTTCTTTATCGGATGCGGTCGTAATTACTACGGTTAAAGGGTTGAGCCGTGCGCCCATTGAGGAAGTTAATACATTCTTCAATGCGGCGCTATCGGCTTGTGAATACTCGTCTACTATTACCATGCTTGCGTTAAGTCCGTCTAATTTATCCGGGTTAGAGGCAAGGCAACGGGCAAAAGAGGTTTTTCCCTTTATGCGGTTATATATGATTTCTCGATTAATTTTGAAGTGCCTAAACTTCGGATCGAGAGACTTTAAAATATTACGTATTTCATCAAAACAAACTTTCGCCTGATTATATGAGTTTGCAGCAACGTATGTTTGTGCGTTCGCATCACCGAACAACAAATCGTTAATCGAAAGACTCGCTACGCTTGTTGTCTTACTGAATTTACGTGGAACGAATAGAAGAGCTTCACGAATCAAACGTTTGTTTGTTCCGGGCTTGTAAAATGCGAGAATGTTAGAGAACTGAAACACTTGTATCGGAGTCAGCTTGTATCTAGTTTTTCCCTTCGTGCCGGAAAACTTCAAACGCTCATAGAACGTGACGAACTTCTTTACTTCCTTGATCCGAAACTCGTATTTATCGAGGAAAACAAAGAAGCGGTGAACGGCTAGTAACTCGTAAAGGTTGTGCGCGTCCGGATTGTTAATACAACCTTTGATATACACATTTAGTCTTTCGTCTGCCTTGTCTAGCTTATACGAATCAACGTCGATGTTATGCAAGTCGGAGATAACCGACTGCTTTAACGCTATCAAATTGTCTCTATTCTCCTTGTTCATCGCGATCTATTTTGTTTACTTCGTTAATCAGGTCGTTTACTTCGTCGTCGTCAGATGCAGAAAGCGTTTGAAAGGTCAAACCAAGTTCGCGTAATTGTTTGCGCGTTGCTTCGAGTGCATCGAATAAAACTTTGAAAGCAGGATGCGCCGTAAGTTTATCATTATTTTCGCGGGACACTTCTTTCACGTATGACTTCATACGCTTCTTTGAAATATCGTTTAGTGCAATTTGAAACGCCATATATGAACCTGCGCAAAGAGTTATACAGAGGTCTAAATCTTCCGTATATGTTCCCTGCGACTCCATCGCGGCGCGAATCTTTTCTTTTATGTCGTCCAAATCACACATTTTTATAGGCTTTTTGCATATAGGAAAAGATTGCAAGTATTTGGTAGCTCGGAAGATGCGCACAAAAAGCTTACCCCCAACGCGCACCCCCTCGTTTCAAAAATTACTCGCGCGTGTAAATATGAGGTGAGATGGGTTTAGCGTATCGCGTTAAAAAATAAAAAAACCGCCCCCTCTCGTCGAGGTTGAGCGGTTGTAAGAAAATCAGAAAAGTATTATTTCTCGCCTTGCAAGAACCGATCCGCAAAACGTTCCGTCATTCGTTTATTATTCGCCTGAACTGCCTCTTTCGAATGACTGAAAGCGCGTCGATGCGTATCAGAGTGGCACGAATGACAAAGGCTTTGCAGATTGTTATAATCAAACATTAGTTGTCTCATTTCGAGTTCATGCGACACGGACTCAACCGGGACAATGTGATGTACTTCCGTTGCAAGCGTACTGCGATTGTTCGCTTCGCACACTTCACAAACCGGATTGCTTTGTAACTTCTTAGCTCGAAGTAACTTCCAACGATTGGAGTTAATCATCTTAATGTAATGCGGGTTTCTACTCATGTCGTAATAAATCTAAAGGATTAACACCACCGAAATAATCATAATTCCAATCCATCATAGCATGAAAAGCCGAACGGCTCATTTGCTTTAATAGTTCTTTCTTTAGTTTACGCGGAAAGCGTTCGCGCGATGTTTTCTGCAACTTTCGTTTCATGTCTTATTTTATTAGTTCGTCATAATTAAAAAGAATCTTATCACATTGATAACAATCGTGCAACTCCTTTCGTGTCGCCTCGATGTCGTCCGTTTCTATCTCAACTAAATGCGTCTCGGACACATCGCCCGATTTGCATTGAATACGCCTAATTATATACATAACGTTTCGATCCGGTCTAATCCGTTAATAAGTAATCTAATCCGTGCACAATTCCCGTCGCATCGAGTCGATTGTGTTTCCTGTTTATGTATCCGGCTTGCACAACCTTTGCAGTTCTTAGACGGACACATTTGTTTATACACTTCGATAGCTTGCCGCCTCGTTTCGTCTCTCTGTATCCGAGCCGCTTCGATAGCGACTTTTCGGATTAAGCCACGCGAGCGGATGCGCTCGTTTGTGGCTTGTTCGATGTACTGTTTTACTTTACTCATTTTACCGTGTTATTTTTAGGTTTGTAATTCCACCCGTTTAACTCGTAGACTTTCCGTTTCGCCTCTTCCTGTGTTGCCGCATCATCTACCTTTGTGTCTCCGTCTGGATCGCGACGATAGATATTGAAGTGTCGAAAACGAGGGGAATAATAATACTTTGATTGATTTTGCGTTTGGCTCATTTCTGTATCGTTTTTAATATTAATCTCTTGCTTCAGCCATCTTCCGACCTTTTGTAGTCGCCGAATAGATATTCGGCTTATCACCACTGAAACATTTAGTTTTTATCCATTCATTTCGTTCAGCTTCCCGGATATAGAAGGATATTCCGTATTCAGATGTATGTTTTAACCAATCCAAATTTTTGATTTGTTCAAATGTCATAGGACCGCCATAAACGAGCGATGACGTCAACATTTCAACGCTTTCTTTCAATGAATATTCACTCATATTTATCTTGTTTTACTCTAATTAAAATACACCTCCATCACAGGCGTTAATAATAATTTCTACTATTCTATCACTTTTCATTCTTCCATTTTCGCCCACTCCATCATTATCATCCTTATCAAGTTTCAAGATATTTAAATTTCCATCAGCAAAGAGAATCAGATTCTTAGGTTTCTTTCGGATTACCTTCTTCAGCTCCTTAATCCATTCCTCTTCTTTCTTCGTTAGTTTGATTATTTCCATAATGTTCCTTATTGATTTGTTTTGATTATTTCCTTTTATTCATTTTCTTCCGTTTCCGGTCTTTTTTGATTTGATTCGCAGTACGCCCACCTTTCGAAGAGGAATTTTTCCAAGAAGGTGGGACGGTTTTCCAAGGAGTAGACTTTTCTTCATCTACCATTTTCAGTTCCATATAGGGAATATCATAAGGTCTGTTTTCGTATCTATATGTATTCATTTCTGTTTTGTTATTAGTTATTCAATCCGTTCACCCAACTTTAAAACATACACCTCTTTCTTATCAGGTGCACCCCATTTCTTCCGACCAACTCCAACCGAAATACGATCCAACTTAAACAACATAGATCGCGCGGTGTACCCATACCGGAAACGAACGTGTGTATAATGATCGCAACTACCAACCGGACAACCGTCACAACCTTTTGCGCTTGGATGAAGTCCGCAACACTTTAAGCGTTTGATCCAATACGGTTTTATTTCCCGATATTCTTCTTTCTTTTCGCCGGATTCGATCATTAGAAACCAAACCGCCATTAATGGTAAATCTAGTATTCGCATAACTTTATTATTTATTAATTCTACACAAACATTCTAGGCTGCATCCGCGACAAAATGATTTTATTCGCATCTGCATAGAACTTCTTCTTTATCTCAAATCCGTATGCTTTTCGCCCGCATTGAGCGGCTGCAAGTAATGTTGTACCACTTCCGGCGCATGGGTCTATTACAACATCACCCGCATCTGTGAAAAGTTCGATCAACCGTTCAAGTAACGGAACTGATTTTTGTGTTGGATGAATCCGCGGTGTATCTGTGTCTCTAGGATAATCGAAACAATTAAATACCATCCGACCGCCATTATTGAATTTTGGCAGTTTATCCCGATACAAGAGTACACCATATTCACAATTACCAACGACCTTCATATTAGCCTTTAAAACTTGTGCCGAAAAGTTCTTTTTAAATACCAGATTGATATAATTGTTCAGCCCGTATTCTTTCGCTTTCTGTATAAGTTCGAATTGTTGCTGAAATTCACAAAAGACAATCATACAGGGGGATTTTCCTTTTTCTTTTGGCTCTTTAACGAGCATCTTGCTACAAAAGTGAAGAAATTCAGTAATTCGAAAATCCTTATCGGTATCGAAAAATTCTTTTCCGGCTAATTCGCTTTCTCCATTAGAATTGTCTCCGTCGATATACCAAGATGGATTAGAACCGTATGCGTTCTTCCCAATGTTGTAGGGAATATCCGCAATGATTAGTTGTGCTTTCGGAATACCGTATGTTTTATAGTTCTGGAAATGGTCGTTAAATAGTTCTACGTCTTTCATCGAAACAATAATATTAATCGTTAATAATCTCGTCCTCATTCTCTACTACTTCACTCTTTACAGGCTTCTTCACTGGAACGCGGATCGCCTTTTCTGTAAACTTGTTCGATAGATATTGTTTCGCCTGCTCCCAATCCGTAAAGTGTAAATTTGGATCAGTATAGAGCGAGATAATCGTAGAGTTTAATTTATCGAGTGCTCCGAAAGCACTTGAATTTATCGTACCGTCTAAGGGTGAAAACTTGGTAACTAAACCGTTGTAATTCTCTGATACAAATCGGTCTATATATTTCCGATTCCGTTCATTTGCCGCGACGGGGTCTGCTGATACATCGTGCAAATAATTTGTGTTTGATAGTTTTTTAACCATATTAAAATCCTTCTAATCGTTTTTGTCCGTTCATTTCGTCTACCTTGTGTTGTGGTAGTTTTCGTTTTGGTTTTACATACTCGAAATGTCGTTCCGCCTGTGATAGATCGTAGAACATTTCTTTGATTTCGTCCGGTAGTACTTCTTCATCATCATCGCCTGGCATCGGATCAGCAACCCGGAGAAAGCAGCCTAAAATGTACTGCATAATCTCGTATGTGCTTTTGAAATGGTAGTCAGCGCGAATCTTATCGAGCCTTTGCCATTGTTCCAGATCGACGCGAACCGGAATCTTTTTAAAGTACACAAGTTTCTTTTTTCTGCTTCGCATGGTTTCGTTGTATTAATTATCTTCTACTAGCTCCGTTCAAGTCCAAGACGTTAAACATTTCATTTATTCGATCCGCGATATACGCGCCGTAAATACGCTGTATTTCCTTAATCGTTAAGTTCGTTGTAACATGAGTTATTGCCTCATGTCTCAACTCGTAGCGACATTGGAAAATATACTGCATCACGTTTAGTTCAGTACCGAAATACTTTGCCGGGATTGGCTCGCGTCCTAGTTCATCAAAACAGATCATTCGCGGCGTACCGTTGTTGTAAGTATACAATTCTAGTGCATCCTTTCCGCGCATCGAAAAGCCGTTTGCAATACAGGAAGCCGAATCAATCCTAAAGCCGCCGATCGGATAACCGCCCTTTGCTTTGCCACGTGTGAAATAACTATATCGGTTTAGAATCTGCATGATAGTACTTTTTCCCGTACCGATGTCACCTCGTAACAATAACCCTTTATTTGAATCTAGCTTCTCGGATCGTCCTTCAGTATACAAAAACAGTTGGTTCATTATGTTTCTATTCGAATCGTCAATCTTAAAACCGGGGCAAACGTATTTGCAGCACGCTTTAAACCATACCGGACGCTTCTCTACTTCTATCGGCTCGTCATAGTACGGTAGTCCGTATGATAGTATTGCCGCTATCGGTAGAGTCTGTTTGCTTCTTGTTTCCATATTCGCATTTATCGTTTTTTAGTTCGAATAACCCCGACCAATTATTAGCAATCGATTCATTTACGATTTGCTCCGCAATCACCGGATCATTCTTGCTCAATTTTACCAGTTTGTTATAACACGCTTTTAGTGACTTTTCCGATTTGTAATTTTGCCGCCTGTCTTTCTTGTATTCAAGCCAGAGCGAAAACGCTTCTAAAAACTCGTCAGATATAAAATCAAAATCTCCATGAGAGACTTTAGAGAGTATATTTCTGTTTGGTTTCTGTTTTAGTTTATTATAGTCTGTACTATCCCCTGTATCATTGACTCCCTTATCTACTGTATCATTGGCTGTCTGATTGACTCCCTTATTGGCTGTCTGATTGGCTGTAAAATTTACAGTAGTAGTTACAGTAGTTTTAAATTCCTTCACGAAAGAATAAGAGCTTATAATACGTTTGTTCTTACCAGATTTATAATAAATCAATCCTGCATTTATTAAAGACTCACGGGCTTTTATTAGTGTTTTCTCATTCACGTTAAGCGCAAAACAAAGTTCAATGTTCGAGCAATCGAAAACGTCCCTCCAATCTTCGCCGTTACAAATAGCCACTAATTCGTAAAAAAGGGCTTGTTCGGTGGCGGTAAATCTGAAACGTCGTCGCGCTTTTCGCATCTTTTCGGTTAGCGTATATCCGTCTATATTCATCACACTTATAAAGTCTATCGAGCGACATAATAACTACAAATCCTTATCCCGATCGCCCGTCCTACTTTCAGGACGGAACAATAGCAAATAAAATTATTCTCTCTTCCTCCGTTGCGACACGTTCGACAATCGTGTTTTACTTGCTTTTGTGCTGTTTTCTTCACCATTCTTATACCTCCTTTATTTTAATTCCATGAACGTAAAGCATGAGCTTACGTTTGATTATATACTCCTTTGTCCGAACACCTTTAGTATCTTCGATGATATACTCACCATCCCGATAATAAACGAAATCAGCGATGTAGTAAACTCCTCGTTCGATCAGCTTCTTTTTACGTAGCATCTTCCGCACTCCCTGCACTTCATAGAAACGATATTGAGGCGAAATAAGCTCGTATTTTACTTGCTCTTGTAATCCGGTTATAATCCCCTTCTTTTCGAGTAGTTTCAACTCCTTAGCGCGTCGATATTCCTTTTTAGAGTCGTATCCGTCTATTTTTACATTCTTATACTTTGCCATGTCCTTTTAATTGGTTTGTGAATAGTGGATAAGCCCGGATTCGAACCGGGAATGATACTTCAAGAGCCGCACCGCATTAACGGAATGTCTGGCGATCAACCTTACATAATTAGGCGTTTCCAATTCCGCCACTTATCCGATTTGCCGGGGCTTTCACCCGGCGCGTTGTTATTTAGTTATTTTCAAGAAGTCGGGAACAATCCCATATAACGCCGTTTTCCCGTCCCAACGATCAATAAACTGTTTGTACAAAATTTCTTTAGTCAATCCTCTTGACCGGATGATAGCCTGTTCTGTTTTTAGTTGTTCTAACTCGTTTAACTTCTTTTGTTCTTCAATCTGCTGATCTAATACCGAAATATTCGTATTTACTTCATTACGACTGTCTATTTTCTCACGTACCTTTTCCGAAAATTCTAATTGTGCAGAAAATGTTAGTAATTGCAATCCGCGTTTTTCAAACTCCGTTTCGATTATTTGTTCTAACCGTCTTTCAAAAATCAATGAGCCTCCGTCTGCCATCAAACTATCCGTTTTATGTTTACGACTTTCTTCTTTTATTAAATCATATATACGCGGCTCCAATATATTATCTTCAAGAGAACTCATAAAATCGCCTCCGTCGCTAATATGTTTATTATCGAATACCACATCGACCGCCCTTTCTTTAATCACTTTATATGAATAAGTCGGACGAGCTTTAAACTCTGTATTGTCTGCTGCTTTTAGTGTAACAGGTTCGGCAAAGTCACCTCTTTGGTCAAATAATGGAACTTGAAAAAGTTCTGTGCCCCATTCCCACGTAGAAACGCGTCCCGTTTTAATGGAAAAATCGTTCTTTCCGTCTTTCCCGTAATTCTCCATGAAAACACCTGCATAATTGGGAGCGACACGTTCACATGAAGCGAACAAAACAACGGCAACAAATGCCAATAGTAAAAACTTAAAATCTTTCATTTTTAAAAATTTAATTAGTTTGTAAATTAAGAAAATTACAGCCGATAAAATAACCATAACGCCCAACCACGCGCTAACATGGTTGAATAGGCGGTTTCCTATTGGGATAGCTATCACGGCTATTAATAGCATCCAATGTCGTTTAATCATGTTTCTGTTGTTCTTTATTTTTCGCTTCATACGGATAAACATCTACAATCGCCGTTTCTTTGAGAAGAATCGAAGAATAATCCGCCATCGTTCCTTTCATGCCTTCGTCGAGTTTCTTCATTGCGTCGTGAATGTCCGCCGCCTGTATGAGTACGTTTGTATAAGTCCGTTTCTCCTTGCCGCTTTTCTCGTCAAGCGTAGTGAAAGCGAGTCGCCCGGCAAACCATTTATCGGCGGAATCCTCTTCGCTCGTAAATATCTCGCTATAATGTGCGCGGGAAATGTCGGACACGGTGAACTCACCGGAGATAAACGGCGTTACCTCTTCGATTATTCGCGCTTCTGCTTCGGTAAAACTTAGTGCATCGACTAAATACGGTTCAGTGACTTTCTTTTGCATCCCGTTCTCCATTACCTTCTCGTAACGGATTTTACATAAAAACCAAGTGTTCATAATAAATTCATTTCTTTAATTAATTCGATCAAACCCTCATAAGGAATATTATATTTCTCTGCGAATTTTATTTTGTCTACAATCTTTTGTTCTAATGTGCTAACCTCTGTCAGCGTACACGTTAGGCATCCATTGGACATTTTAATATTTTCTATAGATGTAGAATTACCAAATGAGCGATATTCTGTCATTCTAACATATTTATCTCTGATTTTATATAGATTTTTTTCAACAAGATTATAAGTTTCTTCATGTGAAATTTTACACCCATGTCTTTTTAGCATAGTATAAATTTCATCCATAGAATAAGGATGCAAAAGAGGAATGCAATCTAAAATTTCTTCTTTGTTCTTACTACTCATAATTTCGTGTTTATTAAAGTGTTTATAAAAATGTAATTAATCATGTTGTGTTAGTGTTGTGACGGTACTTTCTTCATCAGTTTCTTTAACTCCTTCCGCATCTTATAAATCTGATTTTTAACCGGAACACTGTTTTTCGCTTCCGGCTTTAACGCCTCGATCTGCATCTTTAATTCTAATACCGCTTTTGCCTTATCGACACAATCAAGCAAGTCCAGACCGGAACGGATAGATTCGTCTATCATCTCGCTAGCCAACCGGATTCGATCATAGAGTTTCTTTATATTCTCCACGTGATCGGCTCGATTCATTTCGAGTATTCGACCGTCGTTTACATAGCCGTCATAAATGACATAATACAATTTGTCTACGTCCGGGCGACCTAAAAAGTGTCCGAGGAATTGCCAATAATATTCGTCTTTTTCGTCGATGGTATTTCCAAACTGCAGCGATTCGATCTTTCCTTGCGACATCGGGCACTTGATCTCACCCAGAGCGGTAACTTTCCCGTCAAATCCGTACACATAGAAATCCGGTGAATCTCCGAATCCTTCAAACGGTTCATTGAAAACAATGTCTTTAAAATCGGTTGTACACGACTTGATCTCATTCATTAACTGGCTCCGTACCCATTCGACCGCTAGCGGTTCGTTTTCATGTCCCCAATCAAACGCCTTGTTGCTTCCGTTTTCTCGCATCGTCCCGGTTCTCCGCTCGTATCGTACTAAATACATCGCGTCTAACGCACCTTTACCAAAGGGACAACCTTTGCCCGCTTTCATCAGATCGGGAAGCGTAGAGGCGGTTATTTTGCCCCGTCTCTTTTCCTTCCATTCGATTTCTTTTTGTTCACTTGATTTCATGTGCTACTAATTCTTTGATTTGTTCTTTAGTTAGTTTATATTTCGTCTGTACCTGTGCGACCGTAAAACCACCTGCCAGACCATCGAGGATATTTTTCCAGATTGCCGATCCTGTCTCAACAGTAGGCAATGAGTTTTCTACTTTCGGAAGAAAAGGACGAATACGAAGCGAATCAACCTTTTCGCCGAAAGCGTCAACTAATACCGCTCCGATTTGGATTTGCTTGTTTATCCATGACTCAAAATTCGGATTTTTGAAAATTTTCGTCAATGTTTTGCAGTTCGTCCGGTTGAGGATCATCGGTTTCACACTCTCGAAGAAATAAGCGACGAAACATTCTTCTTTCTTTCCAGACGCGCCGACTACTTGTTCTTTTTTCGTTTCGCGGATGGTGAGAATTATATCTTTTCCATCCGGTAGGCTGTAAGCGCCTAGATAGTCGTAATTAAATTGAGTTTTCCAATGTGTCATTATCGTGTTGTTTAAAAGTTATCGTTTCCACCCTGATAAAGCGACTCATAACAACGAGCGCAAACCGTTATTATCTTTGTGCCATGTCTGCCACGTTCGTACGTTTCGACCTCTAATTCTATCTCTTCGCCCGGTTCGATCTCTTCGCCGCAATCTTCGCAAACTAGAGTATCAGCAGGGCAGGCGCCAAGAACCGTACAAATTCGGCAATTACCGATACATTGAGGATTCGCCGCCATGTCGTTTCACGTTTAGATAGTTACAGACTAGCACGTAGATAACCGTTATAAATACGATCAATAGTGCGATAATTAATTTGCCCGGCTCCGGCTCGCCTTCTGCAAGGCTGCACGCTGAAAGCATTAAGATAATAGCGGCGGGACTTTGTTTTAGTGTTAACATGGTGTTTGTTTTATACTACCTTATTACTTTGTATGAATCTATCTATACTCGATAAATCGTACCAGATCATTTTTCCAAATTGAGAAAAAGAAATGAGAGCTTTTTCCCGTAACGTTCTCAAAAAATCATCCGAGCATCCTATATAGGATTTTGCTTCGTCTTTACTAAGCCACTTCTTCACTATTGGCTCAACTTTTCCGGTTACTCTAGTTCGTCCCATTGTTCATTATTCAATCGTGTAACAATTAGATTATCTTTATCGGTTTCCGTCGTAAACAGTAGACCTTCGTCATATTTTAGATTTGTACAGGTCGGTCTAACTGAATTTCTTTTAGAACGAGGGAAGGTCATTGTTTCCCCGGGCTGCATCCCCCTTAAAAGGGCAGTTAATTCGTTTCTTTTTCGTCTCATTGTCGTGTATCGTGTTATGTAGCCCCGAAGGGCTACGGATTAATATTAAATAGCTGCTTTCAATCGCTCTATATCTCTTATTAATTTTTCTTGCCTTGCTACTTCATTATCTGCCATTCCGTCAAGCCCGAGACTTGCATACCATTCTGCATTATTAACAGCCTCTTCTAATGCTATTTCTTTTTTCGAAATTAACGCATTAATGGCGTTCTTATCACGGCTTTCGATTAATATCTCTAAGGCTGTCTTTCTGGTTAAAGTGCTAGTTGCTTTCATAATCGTATTTATTATGTAACCCCGAAGGGTACGGATTAATATTAAATCTTCTGATAACCGAATGAGTTCATAAATTTCTCTGCGCCCTTGAACGTTTTGAAAGTCTTACTACTAGCGAGTGTACACGCTAAGAATCTTTGTCCGGCTGTTGTATTAATCAAGCTAACACAACATACCGTTTCGCTTCCTGCTTTTTTAAATTCTACGTCTCCGATCATTCCTATTTCCATTATTATCTATATTGTGCAGGGCTCTCGCCCCGCCAGTTATTTTTTTTGTTATCTTATTTAATGCCGCAAAGTTTTGAAATTCTCAATAACTCTTCATCGCTCATAAATGCGAGGTCGAAAAATATACCTTCATCGAAAGGTTTGTTTTCAGCTAAAGCGGCTTGTTTCATGCTAACCATTATTTGAGTTATCGTATTGCCTTTTTCTTTATCGCTCATTCCTGCTTTCATAATTCTATACTTTTATTTGTTAGTTCTTGATTGATTGATTAACTTTGATGCGACAAAGATAGAAGTTATTTCGCAAATCGCAAAATATTCAGCGAAATAATTTCGCAATACGCAAAATTATGACTAAAAAAGAAAGATTAGAGGCAATAATCGACTATTATAGCGATGGAAAGCCATCAGTATTTGCGAAGTATATAGGCGTAGCTCCATCAACTATTAGTTCATGGCTATCAAGAAATACACTTGATTACGATTTAATTTTCGCAAAATGCGAAAATATATCATCTAATTGGCTGCTAACTGGAAAAGGCGAAATGATTAAAAATGCAGAGCGAGAACAAAAAACAATCGAGATTTCCGAATCTGCAATAAGCGAAACAAAACGAAAAGGAGCACTAATCTACGACATAGACGCAACATGCGGGCTAAGTGGTAGAGATATAGAATTTACAGACGAAAAAGTGATAGGAAGTATAGACGCACCGGAGATAAACTCGGATTCAAAGATTATATTCGCCACGGGCGATAGTATGCTACCTCTAATAGCTTCGGGCGACAGGGTAGTAATTAGAAAGATTGAGAGTTGGGATTATTTCAACTACGGACAGGTTTATTTAATCATAACAAACGAATACAGGCTTATAAAGAGAGTTCGTAGGCATCCTAAAGATGCGGATAATTTAATTCTGCTTCGTAGCGAGAATCCAGATTATGACGATATAGACTTGCCGAAACGGGAAATTATTCATCTTTTTATTGTGGAGAATATTTTATCAATTAAAAACATATTATAAATCACTAAAACAAAACAACATGAAGAAGCTACTACTTATCGCATTTCTAGCGATGTGTTCTATGTATTCCTTTGCTCAATTAACAGAGGGAAAGTATAAAATTCTCTCTGTAAAGGGTTTTATGAACGAGAAAACCGTTTATGAAAACACCTTTGCGGACAGTACGGCAATTGTAAGAGTTACTCCCCAATTAGTTAACATAGTAATCTCTGGATATTCTGCAAATACATACGCAATCGAAAAGCCGCAACTATTAGAAGGGAATTATTTATATAAAGCAAAAGAGATTCAATCAAATTCGGATGCAAATCTGTTATTCCGTCGGGTAGACGAATACCCGCAACTAGATGGGGGATTACTTATTATAAACCGATCTGAAAACTACGCTGATATATTCATAATATCTAAAGAATAATAACGTAAAACAAAACATCATGGAAGTAGTATTAATCTTAGTAGTTACAGGCGTCATAATTTTAGCGATAAAAATTGCTATGACAAATCCCAAAGAATCATCTAACAACCAGAGTCAACCTAAGACCGAAACACCGTCGGAAGAAATAGAATTCCCGCCATCCGGATACTTTTACTATGAAATGGTAGGAATGTACTATCATGGAGTTACGCCTAAAGATTTCGGTATATTCAAAGGCAAAGCAATAGCCGAAACAAACAACCCTAAAGATAAATTTGCAGTCGGTATATACAGAAACGGTGATAATAAGTTAGTTGGGTATATCCCCAAAGATTTTAGAGGAGTCAGTAACGAAAAGATTCATAAGGAAATTACAGAAAGCGGCGGTAGTCGAGATGTGGTATTTAAAATAAGCGGAAACGAAAAAAGGTGCAACGGAACGGTTTATATAAAAAATAGCTAATAATCCCCGCCCAATAAATAATATTATCAACCACTAAAACAAACCATCATGGGAACATTTTTCGGACTTATCGCGGTATTATTCGCCGTACTTCAAATCATTCTATTCTTCAAAATCTGGGGAATGACGAACGACATTAGAGAAATCAAAGAAAAGTATCTTTCCTCGACCGATCCAAAGAAAAGCATATCACCTGCTCAATCGACCGAATTTAACGTAGGCGAGTTAGTCGTACATATAAAGACGAATAAGCAAATGCGAATAAAAGAGATTACAGAGGACGGAAAGTATAGTTGCTATACAGGCGGAGGCGCTTCACATGAGGGCGACTTTACGGCGGCGGAGATTAAGCGCTTTAATTCGTAATTCAATAATCAAAGAAGTAAATCACTAAAAAAAACATTATGAATAAACTATTAACGTTATCACTTACAATAATCTTTGCCTCATTATTCTTTCAATCATGTAGTAACGAAGAGCAGGATTTGCCCGAAGGCGAAAGCCCTAACGTACCAGATAAAGATAGTAGTATAGACTTTGACGGAAAGACATATTGCACATGGATTAAGGACGCATCGTATTATATCGGTATATATAATACAGAAACAAAAGACAAGATCGCCGAGATTCCAACTGTAATAGAAGGAGGACTTAATCAAACGGCGAATATGCATTACGGAGAATCTAAAGGCTATACGATTAATGGATGTTATATTTTAGATATAAAAAAGAATGAGAAAGATATATATATATTACTAGAATACTCCGAAGATAAATACGAATTAGGAATTACAGAACTATTAATGTTGCGCGATAATAAAATCACGAAACGAATAAAATATACTAATGGGATAGGTAGACCGAATAAGTTAATATATTGGTATGATAAAGAGATAGTAGCAACGGCAAATGGAGATTTATCGAAATATGCTAGTGATGATTTCTACATTTATAGTAGTGGATTGGATTTAGTATATAATTCATCGGAAATGTCAAATTATTATTTTTTCCTCAATACGCATCCTGTCGATACTTATCGGTTTATTTGGATACTCGATGATTATATCCGTTTAAAGGATATTAAAAAAGGATTTGACGAGTTATGGTCGTACAAATACACAGACGAAAATGTTGTTATTAAACAAAAGGAGATTAATGTTAACGGGGAAACCGTTGAGATTAGCATGGAATTTGTCTATAAGGATGGTTCCAAAGAAATAAAGTCGTTTAAATTAAATCTCGAAGATGGTTCTCTAATCGAATAAACCCGAACAACATGAAAAACTGGATTAAGTCATATTGGAGCAACTGTTTGTCGATCACTGCGATTATATGTAGCCTTGTCGCTATTTGCGTTTCGTTACCATCCGCGCCGGAGTTAGGTATAGACTATATCGGGGTGATAGTAGGGATTTTATCATTTCTTGTAACGTTGCTAATAGGGTGGCAGATATACAATGCAGTAACAATAGAGAAAAGAATAAAAGGTGAAGTTGAACGGACTAGAAATGAAATTGATAGCTATTTCAATAAGCAAAAAGTAGAAAATCTATATATGCTAACAATAGTCAATGGTATTTCGCAGAGTAGAATGGACGTTATGGAGAAAAAATATGATAGTGCGCTGTTTTGCTGTATATATACAATAGATGCAGCATTAAAAGCTAACACGCCGGATATTGCACAAACATGTCTTAATATGGTTATTGATTCAATCATTCCCGGCTTTAAAAGGCAAACGACAAAGGAAACAGCTAAAGAGAACAAAGCTAATTATATTCAAATTCTAAAAAAAATGAATGATGACAGAGTTATTGATCTGATTGTATATCTACGCTCTCTTTAGCTCTTAGAATTATGTGATTCATCATATTTGTATATATTTTAATGCCATCATTGCACATTTCCTCTAATTCCTTTTTCTTTAGTTGGTATTTTTGTTCTTCTTCATCCTCTTGCTTGCATTGATAAGTAAAGAGAGCCATAATAAACAAAATAGTAGAGATGGTACAAATAGTTATCATACCAAGAAAACAAAAATCAACTGCTGTCATAATAGTACTTTTTCTATTATCCGAATAAACTAGAAATAGATAGCTTAAATTCAAGCAAATAATATTTGCTATTTCTGATTGATTGATTAACTTTGTATTGAAAACGTTCTTTGATAAAGATGAAATATAAGAGGTGATATTTATAAGAAAGGACATGAGTACCGTTTTTTAATGCAAATTCGGTGCAAATAGATTTTATAAATATTATAAGATATTAGTTATAAGCGTTTTAGATGGTGTACAAAAACGCCTCTCACGCATGTAATACGAGTTCGATTCTCGTACCCACTACCAAAGAAAAAGAGGAAATGCAGTTTAACTACATTTCCTCTTTTTCTTTATAGATCTCGAAGTAAGATTCCTTATCAATCCTCAACCGGACTCTGTCCTCCCTTTTCTGACCTGCCAGATTCACAAACAGATTGAAATACAGTTGGCTGAAAGAAAGGTTGGAACGGTCATAAGTTATATCGAACGTCCAAGTTCTGCGGAAAGAATCGAACGTAGCATACGATTGTTCACCCCCTTTACACATAAACACTTCCGGGAAAGACGTAGGAGGATAAGGCTGGAATAAGCCGGCTAATTGAGCATAAATATAATCAATCATCCATTCATCTCCTGTTAAGGTCAATTCTCCTTTTAAACGGAGTTTGATGGCATAACTGGCAGTCACGTCGGGCGAAGTATAAACAGGGACCTGGCTTTCTGCCGGATAGTTGCCGTCTTTATATCCAAGACTCATCGTTAGTTTGGATTGACCGACACCATTAAAACCACTCACCTCCTGATCAGTCAACCGGTTTTTCAGACTAACCATAAATGTCAATTTACCGAGCGTCGGATCACCCGGATATTGTGCAAGCGGTGGATCAGCCTTGTCTGGCCTTCAAT